GGCTGATGCACAAGCCCCAACAGGGTTTGGCGCAGACGGTATCATGTTGTACAACGGGGCAACGTATGACCGATTGCGGGGTAGTGGTGGCTCTCTTAATGTCACTGTTCAACCTCAAGCACTTGGAACCTTAACTACCTACCGCAATATTTCACTGAACGCTGTTGGGTATAGCATAAAAGCAGCTCCAGGATCACTCTTTGGCTATTACATTACAAACCTTTCGGCATCTGTTCGATTCGTAAAGCTGTACAACAAGGCAAGCGCCCCCGTTGTTGGAACCGATATCCCAATGGCCACAATGGCTATCAGCGCCGGTGCTACTGTTAACATGCGAGATGCTGCTGGTATTTCGTTTACTATCGGCATTGCAGTTGCTGCTACTAACCTTGTAGCTGATACTGATGTAACATCACCTGCCGCAAACGACGTAGTAGCAAACATATATTACGTCTAATGCTGTACCTAGTACCGCTAATGCCGTACACTACTAACAATATCTAACGTATCCCATGACACCTGATACTTCTTTCCTTATTACTGAGACACAAGTAAACGCTATTCTCTTACACCTTTCTAAAAGGCCATATGCTGAGGTGTTTGAGCTTGTCGCAACACTGCAACACTCTTTGCCAAAGATCGAAACCCTAGAAGCTGAGAAAATAGAGGCAGTTCCATCCACCGTCCATGAGATTATGCCAGCCGCTCAACCTGAAAATCAGGTACGCGCCAACGGAACAGGGTTTATCCATCCGGTTGAGCTTACGGTTACGCCTGCCTTTAATCTTTCAAACCCATTTAATCAATAAGTTTGACAAAAATACCCGTAAAGTAGGAATATAGTAATATGCCTAACAACGTGACTCAACCACATAAAAAAACGATGCAGACAATACCGTTTAAGGTAACGTCTCACGATCCTGCTACTCGCAGCTTTGTCTTTACGGCCTCAGACGCAAGTATTGACAGGCAGGGTGATGTGGTTGAGCAGTCGTCTTGGAATTTTGATAATTATAAAAAAAATCCCGTTGTTCTTTGGGCCCACGATTACAGCACTTACCCCATTGCTCGAACGTTAAGTATTGGGGTTGAAAATGGGATCATGAAATTCCAACCGTCATTTGCAACGGCTGATGAGTACCAAGAAGCTGACACCATTTATAAACTTATCCTTGGCGGGTATATCAATGCCTGTTCAGTGGGTTTTATTCCATCGGAAGTAGTGCCCGCTAAAGATGGTTCAAGCTATCTCCTCAAAGATTGTGAGCTTTTAGAGGTCTCTATTGTGGCTGTTCCAGCTAATGCAAATGCTGTACGCCTTGCGGCCGATGAGGGTGTTATTTCTGTATCTGAAAAAGAGTTGCTTATCTCTCACTATAAAAAGGCGCTCGAAACCTTAGAAACTAAGTCACATAATTTACCTGAAATGACTGTAGAAAAGTCTGGTGCAAAACATTCAGCAGCAACTATGGCGGCATTAAAGGCCGCCATGGAGCATTGTGACTCTGCAAGTGTTGTGATTAAAACAATCATGTCTGATGGGAATGACGACTCAAACACAACAGAGGGCGGCCGTGGTGAAGGCAATTCAGAAGGAAAAGCCCAACCTGAACATTCTTCAACCAACAAAGCCATAGATGGTGAACAGCCTATAGAGGATGCTAACGATGAAAAATCGGGTGCAAATCTTGAGGATGAGGATCCAGATATAACAGTGGAAGAGCAGCAAGCATACGAGGCCGCTTTTGCAGCTGAGTTGTCTAAGCTCCAAACTGGACGCGTTGAGTAACTTTATAAGCACGCATTGTATATGAAACTGTCAGATATCGAAACCAAAGCCCAAGAGGCTGCACGCGCCGCACAAGGCGAACTAGACAAGACTATTGAAGATCCAGCGAAAGCAAAAAACTACTTCTCTAATCAGGATGAGATCATTTCATCTCACCTACGGGCTGAGAAGCACAACGCTATTGAAAGTAAGAAGTTGGTTGGTAAATGGTTGGGCGCAATGGCCCGCAATGACCGTACTACAGCTGATGAGATTACTAAAAACTCTTATCAAGAGGGTGGATACGACTTTGCAACTGTTACCAAAGATCTTTCTGACGGTGTAAGTGCAAACGGTGGTTATTTAGTGCCTCTAGAATTCGGTGGCCTTCTTATTGAGAAAAAGTATAAGTTGCCTGTCATGCGCGCCCGCGCAACAGTCATCCCTATGACTTCCAACAAGATGCAGGTACCTCTTGAAAGCACTACGCCTAGCACAAACTGGACGGCTGAACTTGCAACGATCACACAAAGTGACCCAACATTTGGTCAGTTGACCCTCAGCGTAAATGAGCTTATTGCCATTTCCCGCATGAGCCGTCAGGTACTTCTTGACGCCGCTATTAATTACAATCTTACCGACTGGATCGTTGAGCGTTTTGCTAGGGCTCTAGGCCGACAGGAAGACACTGCCTTTATGGCCGGATCAGGCACAACAATGCCACTTGGTCTTAGAACGTATACATTTGGTAATACAGCCACACAAGCTGCCGCCTCTCTAACGGGTGATGATATCATTTCATGCTACTACGGCCTCGGCGTACAGTACCGTGACAATGGCGTTTGGCTTATCCATGACTCACGCTTGCAGCTTATCCGAAAGCTAAAGGATTCTTCTGGACGTTACCTATGGGCTGATAACTTCCAGAGTGGTGGTTTGTACCAGGGTGCAATGTTCCCAACTCTCTTAAATCGCCCTGTACTTATCCAGAACGATATTCCTACCAACCTAGGCGCTGGTACTAACGCTTCTGAAATCTACTATGGCGATATGAGTTACTATTTGATCGGCCAGCGCGATGATATGTTTAGCGAGATCTCAACCCAAGAAGGTGCATCATTTGCTACGCATCGTGCAGCTATCAAAGTAGGTGAGCGGCTTGATGGACAACTAGCACAAGCTGAGGCATTTTCACAGCTTACAGCAGTCAAATAATCAACTAGCGTAACTACTTTCTATGGCAAATTCACTACCTAGCCAACGTAAGGGCATCGCCCTTGTTGCGGATGAACACTTTGCAACATACAAAAAGGGTGACGTCTTAACCCTTGAGTCTAGTCCACGACCTATCGCACAAAAGACGCTAGAAGCGTATGGCGTAACAGGTTCGGTTTCTCCAGGTAAATTCCACCAATTCAACCCGAACAACCAAGCTGATGTTGATCTTTTAGCTAAGCACACACCAGGTAGCGTACTTCGAGAAGGATCTATAGAGCTAGAAGAAATGCAGATAGAAAACGCTGCTCCAAAAGCGTAAAGGAGTGAGATAGGGGCTAGTTTACTAGCCCTCTCTTAACCCTTTCCAGATATGGCCCAGGCAGCTTACGCAACTCTCCAGCAAGTCAAAGATCAGTTGCGTATTGCTACGGCTGATCAGGATTCGTATTTAAACGATCTTCTTACCCGTAGCCAAGCATTTGTTGACGGTTTTACCCGTCGCAAGTTCGGGGCTACCACTGGTGTAGATTTTCAGGTTGTAAACGAGGTTCACGACTCTAGGGCAGCCAACGTGTGCTATTTGGATAATATGGATATCCAATCAATTCAAACATTCCAGATTGGCAACGTCACGGGCGGCTTTTCAGTGCTTGACCCTAGTTCGTTTCTTTGGAAGAAGAACGGGCGCATTGTTATTGGTGGAGTTGCTTTTGGGAATAGTTTTTACTCTAGCTCCTTATATCCTTCCCTTTCGGCTGGATACCAGACAATCCAGGTTAGTTATACATTTGGATATATTGGAGTCCCCCTAGAAATAACCCAAGCTACTGTTGATATTGCTTCACAGTTGTACGCTCTCTCTAAGGCTTTTGGGGTACGGGGTGAAAAGATTGGCGAGTATCAAATACAATATGATATAAACTACTTGGCGCAACTTGAAAACAGGCCAGATATCTTGGGAACATTAAAGGCGTGGAGGCGGCCCATTATAGGTAGCCGTACTTAATGTCTTTCCAGGCACTTTTTAATAGTACGATCACAATCAGCCGTCTTGCAACAGGGGTTGGCCAGCGCCGGCTTTATACGCCTTATATTACGGCTAAATGTATGATCCAGCCTACGAGTCCGAGTGATTCGCAGATTGATCACGAGTCATGGGGTAGTACCTTTAAGTGCTTTGCCTTAAATAGTGCTCAAATACGGGAAGGAGACAGGGCTGTTGATCAGTTGGGTGCTGATTATAGGGTGACGGGCGTTCGTAGTCTTATGTTTGGAGCTACACCCCACCTAGAGATACTTCTTACGAGAGAAAATTCCACAATCAACTATACGGTAAGTTCTAGCGGTCAACCTGTCGGGCTTCTTTTGGCACTCCTTCAAACATGAGCATCCAGATACAGCTTCAAAATATTGACCGGATTATAGAGGCGTATAAAAAGTATCCCCTACAATCTAAAATAGCTCTTACTGAGGCTATCCAAAAAGGTGCAACACTTGTGCAGAGAAATGCCCGTATAGAGGCTCCTGTAGGGGTGAGTGGCCTGTTACGCTCACAGATAAACATTTCCTACGGTGAACTACGTGGAACAATATCCGCAAACTCACAGTACGCACTTTTTGTGGAAGAGGGGACTAAACCCCATTGGGTTCCAATAGCTGCACTACAACCGTGGGCCGACTTAAAGGGTATTCCCGTCTACGCCCTACAAAAGTCAATTGCCAAGGTAGGAACTAAAGCGCAGCCGTTTATGGAAAAAGCAGCGCAGCAATCGACTGAGCAAATACAGGTATACTTCAATGAAGCCGTAGCAACCGTTTTAAATGAAATGATCGTATGAGTAACTATGATGCACTTTCTGGAAAAATTAAGAGTGTACTGCTCAGTGTTTTAGACTCTGGAAGTAATGCCACGTTTTATGATGTGCGGGAATATCCCACCACAAGCTTTACGGGGTACCCTGCTGCCGTTGTTTTGCCTTCTAATAGCCAGCAATCTAAGTTTGAGACAGTAAAGCAAAATGTACGTTTCTATGCCTTCGATATCATTATCTACTACCAAGCAGAAACCGGCCAAGATACTGACTGGCGCAACATGCGGCAGCTTATGGATTACACGATGGACGCCCTAGACAAAACAATTGATCTTGGCGGACTTTGTGATTTTCTTCTGCCAACGGTTGGGGGGTGGGGGGTTGACGCTTCCGCCTCTGGGCCAACGCTTGTTGGGACAATTACGGTTACGGCGCAAGCAACTGTACAGCTTGTTTAGCCATAGCGTATACTTATTTTGTAATCACTCACACAATGGAACCAGAAAACACCCTACAGCCCCAAGCCCCAAACCATGAGCCTATTGTTGTCTCAGAGAGTGCGCCCCTAGCCCCTGTTGAAATAACGCCTACAAATGGCCTAGAGGGGTTTGAAACTGGGCGATCCAATTATTTCTTTCCAGAGCATATGTACTCTGTAGAGGCTGGATCTCTTGGGGAAGCAAGCCGCAAGCTTACCGATTATCTAGCAACTATGTCTAAACCCTTTTAATCATGTCTGATTTTTCCGGCCGTAGAATTTCCGTGGGAATTGGTAAGGAAACTACTCGCGGAACTGCCGCGGGTGCTGCTTACTGGCTCCAGCATCTTCTTATTGATTTCTTGCCAAAGAGCACAAAGATTTACAATATATCGGGCCTTGGCGTGCTTGATGAAAGCAACGCCGCTGAAATTGTAAAGGATTGGGCTGAGGGTAAGATAGAGGGAAAAGTAACTGATAAAGCTTTCGGCTTGTTGCTTTTATCGTTATTCGGAACAGACACCCCAACCTTGCACGCTGGTGAGACGGCTGTATATGATCACGTATACACTGAGACAAACACCAACACAAACCAAAGTTTGACAATTACAAGGAAAGACCCAAACGAGGATTACCAATATGCCTTGGGGATGTTGAAGCAACTAGAGATTACGGTTGTTGTTGGCGATTTCGTTAAGTATGTGGCAGAGTTTGTGAGTAAAAAAGGCTCTACTAGCACTGATACAGCTGCCTACGTTTCTGAAAATGAGTTCAAGCCAAAGTATGCCACCCTAAAAATGGCACCTCTTGTTGCTGGTCTTGGAGCTGCTACGGCCATTCCTGTAAAGAGTTTTAAAATCACTATTGAAAAGGCCACTGACCCCTATTTTGTAGTCGGTCAGAACGATCCCGCCGATATCTTCAATACTAAATTTAACGTGAAGGGTGATTTTGTACTTAGGTACAGTGATACAACCTACCGGACGGCAATGTTTTCCAACACATACAACGCTATCCAGCTTGATATTAAGAATACCGATGTAACGGTTGGAACTGCTACCAATCCAGAGCTTATTTTTACACTTCCTAGGACTGTTCTCAGTGAATGGAAAATAGATCAAAAGCTTGACAGTATGGTTGAGCAAACAGTTGGCTATCAGGGTCTTTTTGATCAGGTTACAGCTAAGCAGCTTACCGCAACCCTTACCAACACCGTAACTAGCTACTAATTCCCATGAGTACAGCAACACTCAGCCGCTCAAAGCGTTTTAGTCTTTCCTATATTGGGAAAGATTGGGAACACTGCTTTATGGACTTTAAGAGTTTGACGTTTAAGCAAGCAGCGTCAATGGCTCAGCTTGATTTTTCAACCATGTCACCAGAGCAGCAGTACGATGCAAATGTATTGTTTTTAACAGATATGTTTATTTCAGGGAAGGGCTTGGATGCTGAAGGCAATCAGGTTTCTCTTGATGCAAATGATATTTTAGAGCTTGAACCTTCTGCTATCGCCGAGATTATTCAACTTCTTGGAGGTACTGACCCAAAATCTTAGAGGCGCTGGAGGATGCAATCATTCACGGTGCCACAATGGGGAACAGGGCGGACTATTGGGCTACCCGTATCATGTATCGGGAAAAATTTGGTTTAAGCGCAGAGCAGATGGATGACGAAACCGCAGAAGAAGTGGTTATTGCAGCTACCATCTGGAAAGCACAAGGACGAAAGAGCGAACTAGAGAATCTTAGAAACCAACAAAGCACCTCAAGCAATGGCTGACCAGAGCGTAAATGTTGTAATCACCGCCGTAGATGAAGCATCTTCTTCTTTTGCTAAGGTTGGCGCGGAAGCGGAAGCCCTTAAGAAAAAAGCTGAGGCTGCTTTTGCTGGAGTTGGTGCGGCCATGTCTGGTCTTGGTTCGACAATGTCGCTGGCCTTTACGCTGCCGATCGTTGGGGGGTTTTATGAGGCGACTAAAGCTTCTATGAAATTTGAGGAAAATATGACGCTACTGCAAACGCAAGCCGGTACCACTAAAGAAGATGTCGACTTCTTGAGTAAGTCGATCCTTGATCTTGCCGGAACAGTTGGCC